CTCCACCACGTCTTCAAGAACGTCCTTCCAGCACTCGGCAATGACGTTTGCCATGTACTTCTGGCGCTGCTGCGCAAGGCTGGCGATAGTCTGGATGCCAGTAGCCGTTTTGTTCAGGCTGTTGGCGTCAATGCCCTGGTTGTAGCGGGTGACACCAGAAACACGCTCTGCCCGGCCTTCCGAAAGCTCCATGGCCTTGAGAATGGACGGGTCAGGCGGCGCGCTGCGCATAATGTCGTATTGCTTCTGTGTGACCGTGCCGGGGCCGGAAGCCATCAGGACATGGCCGATGCCGCGATTTACCCAAGATGTTGCAAGCTGCTCGTCGGCGGTAATCAGGTTGCCGTACACGCTGTCACCGCACGCATCGTTGAACATGCGGGTTTGCTGCGTCAGCTCGACTTGCAACTGCTTGAGCGATTCAGGGTAGGGCACACCTTCCAGCTTCCAAGGGGCCTCAATGGCGCGGGCAATGCGGAACGGCGGGCGTTTATACGGGTTTTCCTGAATGGAGAGCACCACGTCATGCGCCATGTGGATAATCACAGGCTCAAGTATGCCGTCATTGTCCACGTCGATGGACGTGTAAATCTCCCACAGCTCCACCTTGCGCGAGGGCTGCACATAGGCAATCTCGCTGCCGGGGTCGTCACTGGCTGGCGTGGGCAGGTCTGCCGCATCGTAGCGGTAATCTTTATCCTCAAGATTGAGGTCGGAATCATTGCTCGAAAGCTTTTCCTGAACCTTGGCGTAGCTGCCCTTGCGGTAAAATCCTGCGTCCTCGCCCTTGCGGATATCCTCAAGGCGTTTACTGACCCGGTGCGCCACAATGCGGCACTGATCCAGCTCGTCACTGTCGGGGCTGTAGAAAAACGTTTCAGGGTCAACGGCAAGGATGCGGGGGCCAATGAACGTCGGCACTTGCTTGGTCGCCTTCACGTCCTTGAGGCCCATCAGCACAGGCTCTGTCTGCGGGTTGCCTGCCTCGTCAAACATGGGCAACCCCGTCATGGGGTCAAAGCTGGGCTGCTGGCCCACGATTTCCTTGTATTTGGCAAGCTGCCATCCAGCGGCAAGCAACTGCTCGGCGTCCGGCTGCGCCAGACTGTCAAATTCCTGCGTTTCCTCGCGGTACTGTTCATCCCAAAAGGTTTTCAGCACGCCGTAGTGGTACTTGAGGCAGCCGTCCAGCCACCAGCGGATAGTGCGAGCGCCATACTGGTTCTCAAAGATATTCCAGCGTACCAGCTTGCGCAGGCGCTCCCCGGCCTCGGCATCATCGCCAACCTTGATGCCGAAGAAGTCCGGCGAGGTGAAAAGCTGGTCGAGTCCAACTTTCATCCCTTCCACGGACTCATAGACCAGCGGTGTGACCACCTGCGAGAAGCCGGGCTTGTTCAGGTGCTTGATACCGTCGGCGTCCTTGCTCATGCTATAGAGCAGCAAGAATTGCTCACGTTGTTCGCGCAGCTCGTCTTGCCACGACTTGGCACGTTCAAGGTCAGGCGTAACGATCTGTTTAATCAGGTCGTCTGATATGGTGATTTTCTGCGGCATCTGGTTATTCCTTCCACTCGCGATCAAACACCGCGTTTTCCAGCGTCCTGATAATAACGTGGGTTTCCTCTTCCCAATCCTCGCCACGCGCCGCCGGGTTGAAAGCTATGCAGCCTGCTCGAACAAGCAGCAGCTCGCAGACCTCGTGAAAGGCCGTGCGCCGAACTTTGTACTCGCTCGGCTCGTCGTTATCCCATGTGGTCGAGAGCACAATGTCAGCATTACGGGCCACCGGACGGCAGGATGTGATTGCCTTGTTGCCGCCTAGGTCGGTGTTCTCTTTCGGGTCACAGAGCAGCACACGGACAGCCCACGACTTGAGGCCGAAGCGTTCAAGCCACCTTTGCACTTCGTCCTGAAATGCGTCGAAATAAGGCGTTGTGTCGTGTGCCATGCAAGTTCCTACTGTTCGTAGATGATTTCCATGCCGTAGGCCTTGGCCACGTCATGCTCGGCTTTGCAACCGCGCGTGTTTTCCCAGCCCTTGGCAAAGTAGGCCACAGAACAAAGGCTCATGTTCTCAAGGCTCTTTGCGAGGAAGCACAGGGGGATGTTCACAACCCCGCGTTCCTGCATCTTTTCAGGGCTGTACCACTCGTCTGTGAACTTGGTGTTCACAAATTCGTAGCCCAGGGATTCAAGGTACGCTTTAGCCCGCGCCCTGGTCTCAACTATTTCCTCTTCCGTCTTGCCTGCCATCGGCTGGCTGACCATGGCTCGTTTCATGGCATCCTCGCTCTGTTTAAATTGAATCCAGCGGCAGCCCTTCGGGGTGGGGTTTTCGGGGATCAGCCTAGCCGCTGGAAAGTTACGCAACCCAACTGGGCTGCTGAAATTTGCGCTGCGCTTGCGCCTGCTGCGGGTACTTGGCCACGTCCTTGCCGCTCATGCACAGGTAGCGCATGGCATCACAGGCGTGGTCGTCCTTCTTGACGATTTTGCCCTTTTCGTCGCGGATGTAGCCACGCAGTTCTCGCAGCAGGTTCGTGCAGTTGCTGAAAATCTGCAGTTTGCCCGTAGACAGCAGCGTCCAGACGCGCATAATCCCGGCCTCAACAGAGTTGTCTGCGGGGGTCAGGTCAAGGCCAAGCGACTGATACTCTCCCAGCAGAGTTGTGCCGTCTTTCTGGTTCGCCCCAGCGCTGGCCGGGTCAATTACGCCAGGTATCCATGCGCCGCGGCCCTTGATGCCGTGCGAGTTCTCCAGCGGTGTCGCCTGCTTGGCGTAATGCTCAGACCAGATCACCCAGCGGTCTTCCCTCTCGCTGTACGCGCCAAACACGGCAGCCGTGCAGTTCCAGCCAACGTCCATTCCGAAGGCGCGTTTCCAGTCGTCTGTCAGTTCAAACGGCTCGATCACGTAGCTAGCCTGGTCAACGGGGTAGATCACACCTGCGCCCATCTGCGGCAGGCCACGAGATCGGGCAAGGCGCATGAAAGGCGGGTAGGTCGCCAGCATTTCTTGCTTGGCTTCCTCGGTCAGGTGTGGAGCATCGTCCCACCCGGCCATGACCACAAAACGCCCGTTGCTCTCACCCTCGCGGATATCGTTGTCAGGGAAAAAGCTCATTACCGTTTCGGACATGCCCCGAAGCGGCGTAAACGTGAGCATAATCATGCCATCGTTGGTCATGGTGCGCGTCAGGCACTCGATGTACACATCCAGCGGCGGCTCTTCGTCGAGGAGGATCACATCAACTTCTGTGCCCTGAAACGCCTCGCGGCCCTGGTCGTAAGACTTGAAATGAAGTGTAGACAGCCCACCGGAAACGTGCTGCACTTTGACGCTGGAAAAACTGTCTGCAATGAACCCGGCTGCCGTGCCTTTAATCAGCGAAGGATGGACAAGGGCGTTGCCTTCCAGCAGCTTGCCCTTTTCGCCGATGATCTTCTTTTGCAGAATTTCGCGTGTTGTTCCGCGGGTGTCGCCTCATGCCCAAGCCGTCACAGGATGGTCATATCTGCGGCCCTGCCACCAATCGGGGTAACGGCCAGTCAGGTGCAGGGCCAGCTCATAACCGCCTGCGCCCTGAGTGTTGTGCGTGACAATGCCATGCTCAAGAACGTAAGTGTGGCAAGGGCTGTCAACTTCAATGCAGGTAGCAAGCCCACGCCCACAAGGCTCAATGCTATGAACAACCCAATCATGCGTTTCTTTGGCGTTTATCCACTTAGCAGCCTTGCGCTTGAGCTTAAACGGGCAAACATCGCCACCGCGCAACGAAACGCGCCAGCTTGGTTTGCCTGCACCATCTTGGCTCTTTGTGTGGCGTAATGTTTTCCTCGCTTTTATCCCAAGTGATGCGCACAGCCACATAAACCCTTCGCATAGCGCGTCAGAGGTTGTGCAATATTCCATGTTACCATGACCGTGAATAGATCCGTCTGTGTCCATCAACCCTTGAAGTACGGCAAGCCTGCTATTTGCATCTGCATACAGGTATTGACATGGTATGAACTTTTCATGGCTACGCAATCCAGCAAGCCCAAGTTGCTTCATGTGGGATATTGCGCCGTTCACGCCATAGTCACAATTATTGCCGCTGTACTTTTTGATGGTATAAAATTCTTCAACGCTTGCAACAATCTCATCGTCCATTGACGAAAGTGTGACACAATCGCCGCTCATTCCACCATCACCCAACAACACACCCAACACATATGGATCAACAGGCAACGGTGAAATGGAAAACTCAAAAGGCTTTGTCACGGGTACAATAGGCCGCTGTTTTGCCCTTCCAAGGTTGTACTGCACAAGTTCCTTGGTGTTGCCAATTGTCCACTTGCCAAAGCTAGGATTTTTCTCCCACTTACCGTGGCTGTGCCTCATTTGGTATCGTGCCTTTGGTGGCAAATAGTACCAAAGATGTTCACCACAGCATTCAACGCTTGTATGTTTGTCAAACGTCACACGGTACAGGTCTACTTCTCCCTGTGGATATACGCCCACAACATGCGTAGGCTTGCCTTCACCATCAATAACCGCATCGCCAACGCACAACGATTCAATGGGCATGTATCCGTTTGGCGTCATTACAAGCGTACCATGTTTAAGGGCTTTGCCCACGCGGTTGCCAGCCATAAACAGGCGCTGGCGGTAATCAGCACCAGCAGCCATAAACCGCATGTGCTTGTCATACCCGGCCCGCTCTTCCGCCGTCTGATACATCCTGTCGATGAGACAGGGCTGCTTGTCCAGCCGGATTGAATCCAGCAGGGCAAGCAGTGTGTCAGGGGTGGCGGGCAGGGCGCTCATTACAGCTTAACTCCAAGCTCTTGTGCCATGCGCTGCGCCTCGGCTAATTTCTCTTCCGTGGACATCGCAGCGATGCGGGCGGTCAGGTCAACGTGGACTTCTTTGGGCAGCACCTTCCCGACCAATGTCAAAAATGCGGTGGGGTTCTCTTTGGCCTGCTCAACGAGGTAGTCTTTCCCGCCAACGTCAGACAGGGCCGTTAAAATCATGCCCTTGAGATCGGCAGTGATCTTGTTCGGCACACCTTTCTTGCGACCACCAGTTTTTTCAGAACCTTTTGCCTTTGCCATAATCTACTCAAATCTACTTTATTGTGGTTTTATCGCTTGATCCTTGCCCACCACCGGGCATTCAATCTGTTCATTGCCACAGGCTATGGTGCATCCGTTTGGCCCGAGGAACGGGCATGACGTTGGGCAGACTTCTACTTGCGCTTGCGCCAATCCGTTTCGTCCCATCGCCCTTTACCTCGGTTGCACTCGTCACACAGTATTTGCAGATTGTTTAAATCGAGTTCGAGGGCTGGATACAGTGCGCGGGGCTTGATATGGTCAACGCATATTTTCGCGCCTTCAGATGCCTTTGCCCCACACAACATACAGGTAGCGCCATGTTTCTTTAGCGCCTGGTACCGCACTGTTTTCCATTCCCATGAATCATAAAAATCTTTTGCACTGAGCCTTTTTGCTGGCCTATTTGCTGTCTTGCAGACCGATACCGCTTGGCGGTCAGTCGCACTTCCCTTGCGCGTTCTGACAACAACTGGCTTGAATATTCCTTCGACTTGCTTACCCATCAGCATGCCTGCAAGTTTTCTGCAAACAGCCTTGTCCGTCTTGCCAGTAATGCCGTAGTGCTTTCGCCCCCATGAGGCCATTCCCTTAATAGACGTGCCTGCATGGATTCTTGAGAAAAACGCCTTCAGCCATTGGAGCCAGTTCTTTCCAATTCCCGCAGAAACCTTGCTTGTTCTACCTTGCCCCGTTCCTCTGCCATGCTGCTCAGCGTCGTATCTGGGTTGAACGGATCGTACCCTTCCACGCTCGTGATCTGCATGTCTGTTCGTCTGTGATATGCACGGGTGTTCATATGCTTCTTTACAGACTTCTTTACAGAGGGGAGCGGCTTTAAAATTAGTGCTCTCGGCGTTCGCTTCGCCTCGAATACTCCGCCCGCAATCATCTTTTTGACTGCAGACTGCACAACCCTGACAGTCAGCCCGCACTCCTCGGCAATCACGCTCTGCCGAACCTTGATAAATCCCTTTGCCCTGTCCAAGTGCAGAGCCAATATCGCCCCGGCAAATTTCTCCGCATACGTCATTGTTTCTACGGCAGATATCGCTCTGATTATTTCGTAGCTGTTCATTCATGCTGTTACCGCCCAGACCGCGTTTTATTCTTGGGCAGGCTGACGCGGTAATTCAGCTTTTCGGCCCGTCGGCCTAGCCCAAGGAAAATCGTCCCGCGTTGTATGTATGTGAGTGCGGGATGCTCACAGTTGGAAACTAAATAACGGCCTTAACTACCAGGGTGACGACAGTAGCCACGCCACCAGCAACGATACCTGCTCCTGCAATCCACCCGGCTACCCAAACACCACGATTTTCAAGTGCCTGGATGCGTTTCCCGTGGTCCCTAAGCTGCGAGATGACGACCTCGTCTAAGCGTTGGTTGAGCCCCGCGAGTTGGGCTTCGATGCGCGCCAGGCGCTCCTCTGGAGTGACAGTCACAGCTAGAACCCCAACCCCAACATGCCAAGCAAAAGAGTAGAGATCTCCTTAAGTACAGATGGGGGGAGTTTCGCGCCCGGCCAATATGTCGTGATGACCGCGCGCCCCACCACCTCCCAGCAAAACAGCAGGCTGAGCATCCAGCCCAGAAAGGAGCGCCAGAGCCGCAAGCGACTTTGCGGCGCGCCGGACACCTCAGCCTCATTGACCTTAGCCTGCTGCTCGCGCGACGCCGCCCGGTCCGGGAAGACTTTATCAAGCGCCTTACCGCCGATGCCGAGAATTGCTTCGAGCCAGCCAAACATCAGCACAACTCCTGTAACAGACCGCCTTCGATCTTCCGGCGCAGCTTGTATTGCGAAAATCCAGTGCGTAGCTCTTTCGATGCCGCGCACCAGTTCTGCGTAGTCAGATAGCCCCACAGTCTGGGCCAATCACGCCGCACGCCACCGCAGCCTTTTTGGTAGCAGGTCGAAAACACAACGGCCTGCGCCTGCTTGGGCAGATCCGCAAATGGCACTGCAGAAGCCTTGTTGTATGCGGGCTCCACGTATCGCAGCAGGTATCCAGCGTGTACGCATTCGTCGAGCAGGGCGGCTGTGTCGGGGGCAATGGTGAGGGGCAGGGCAGAGAGCTTTGCGATGGCGGCAGAAGATTTGAGGCCGAGATAGGGGCGCAGCTGGTTGATGATAGCCAGCGGCACACCGTAGGCTTGCAGCGTTGACGCATCCGTCTGGCCCAGGTCGCAGCCCGTGGCTATCGTAACGCCAGAAACCCCGATCACGGTGTAAGTGTCGGGGCGCTGGTTTGCATTGCCGTAAAAATTGCCGGGGCGCGCAGGGATATAACCGCGAAGTTGACGCGGGCCTTCCACGCCTGGGCGATTCAGAAAATCGTTGATGTAGTCGAGATGCCGCGCCATACACTGCCCCTTTTGGGATGTAGTATAGCGCAGATAGCAAGCATTATCCTATATGAATCTCTGTCAGTTTCTGTGAATCTCTGTCAGCACATCTTTTGTGCAGCACAGATGCACCTAATTCGTGATTGTCCAGTTCGCACGAGTAGGCGAACACGGATCCTCCAATGCCCTGTTTGTGGATGGGGTATCCGTGTGCAAGTATGGTGTTGCGTGACAGTCCAAGATAATTCTCGATCTGCCCCCACCCCCGCAACCGTTTAATGCTGCCCATACCCACCTCCCGCGTCGTGTTTAACCCTGTCGCGTTCTTCCTGCCGCTTGGCGTTGTTGAACCTGTCCAGATCGCCCACGAGATATCCGGTGATCCTGCGGGTGCGCTCAAACCCCACGCCCTGCCCGACTGTGCGAGTGGTCGTCAACTGATGGTTTACAGCCACTAGACTATCCTCCCCTCGCCGATCTTCCGTCCTTCGTGCTGGCTCATTGCTCCACCTCCTGCACCAGCACGTAGCTAGGCGCTGTGGTTTTTGTGCCGGAGATGGTATCCACAGTTTTTCGTGTCGCCCTGCATTTCCCCTCTCTCACGGCCTGTTTGACAAGCCTGCGAACCTTTTCCACGCCGCAGCCCATGGCTTCGGCTATTTCAGTTGTCGTTGCGCCTTCTCCGGCCGACGCCGTACCCAGGCGCGAAAGGAGGGCGACAAAATCCACGGTTACCCCTGCACGGGAACCGGGCGCATCGAATTTATGTTGAGCAGATGTGCTTTCCATGTAAAACCTCCGTCCTCGTCTATGTCGAAGTGGATTAGCCCAAAGTCCACCACGCCGGCGCACTGACGTTGACCGTAGGTGCTGCCCGGCCCCTGTAGCGCCGGGGTTGTGAGGGCAAGGTGCGTGGGGTTGCCGCTAAACTCGTGATAGTGGACATGACTGCGAATAATCACACGGGCCAGTGGTGCCCAATCCCGCTCATGCCACAGCACGTTCCACAGGCGTTCCCGACTGATGGCCGTATGCCGTCCGTGAGGTACGGACGATGAACCGACCTTGTGCTTGAAGTCAAAAACGCAGCCGTTGATATCTAGCCATTCGTGACCGCCGAAGTGAGCCCCCAGGCGTTCGGCAATGATAGCTTCCCACGCCTCGCCGTCCGGGTCGGAGTGGTAAGGGGTTCCGCCGATTATCATGTGCTGTTCGGCTGCAGCTTCTTCCAGGGCTGCGGTTGCCATGTCCGCCTGCTGGCTCAGGTCTGGCGTGATCAGCTCCACACCGTTGTTTCTGCTGCCCCTGCCGT